CCTGCTTCACCATCTTGGTGATGGGGGCGAAAACGTGAGCGAGTGTCATGGGCAAGGGGCTCCTTCGGCAAGGGTCTGGCAGGGTCAGTATGCCCGTACCTCACACAACAGGGATCAGGACACACCCACAGTTGGGGTGAGCAGGTGGTCCATCATCGCCTGAGCTGAACGCTGCGCCAGGCTTCACAGCCTCCCCGGAGTTGTCCTCGCACACCGGGCACGGGTCCACCGACGTGCTCCAGGTGACGAGCTCCACCTTGCGGGAACGGTAGCGATCCAGGCTGGCTGCGGTGACGGCTCGCCTGATCTCAGTGTTGGCGACGACCTCAGCCCAGCGTGGGTTGCGGAGCACCGGGCCGACCAGCCGCGTCACCTCACCTACGCCCAGCCCCTGCTCGACTGAGTAGGCCAGGATGCGGGCGAGCTCGCCCAGCCTCGTCTTGTTGACGGAGCGGATCGTCACCCCAGCTCGGTCGAGCAGTCGCTTGAGCCCCTGGCCCCGGCCGACCAGCTGCTCAGCAGCCCGGGGGTCACCCGGCCGCCAGTCGCCCCACTCGGGCCGGATGGTCGTGGGTGCCTTGGGTTGCTTGCCCCGCTTGGCGACCTCGGCCTCGGCAACGGCAGCGCCGATAGCTCCGCCTTCCCAATACGCATCCTGCAGCACGCGCTGAGCTCGCTCCCCGAGCACGACACGCCCAGCCATGAACCGCTGAGGGTCCGGCCGTCCAGCTGCGTCCCACTCGGCAACGAGCTTCCGCCCGTCCAGCACCACCGCGTCAGCGAGCCGCTTGCGGTAGAGGGCGATCAGCCGATCCTCCCGCGTCCTACCTGGCCAGGACGCGGGCCTTGGCTCGCCCCCTGGCATCACCGGCTTTCAACACGGCAAGGTCCCGAGCTGCATTGAGGTCGCCCGCATCCACCAGGGCATTGAGCGTGTCGGCGGTCGCCGGGTCCACCCGGGTGAAGCGGAAGGGTCGGCTCGCGGGCCCCTTCCGGGCCCACCTGACGAAGGCCCCGAGCTCGGTCAGTGCCTCAGCGTCGCCCTCAGCTGAGCCGTCGTCAGGAGCTTCCTCGTCAGGAGCTTCCTCGTCGGGAGCTCCATCAGCCGGCATCGGCTCTTCCTCGGCCACCTCCAGCCCCTCCACCACCGCCTCAGCCTGCTCCAGCAGGTCCGACAGCGGGACGAGCGTCTGCCCTGACTGGATGAGCGGCATGTCAGCCACGTCCAGGTCGAACCGGGGCAGGCCCTTCTCCGAGCGCACCTCGTTGACGGTCTTCTGCGCTGAGGCGAGCTCCGTCTGGTAGCGGGTAGCGTCCTCTTGCTGGTCGTCGTTGCGGCCGTCGTTGAAGGTGAAGGTCAGCACGTCAGGCATCTGCAGGAACCGCTGGCTGAGGTCGTTCAGCAGCTCAGTGATCCACGCCAGCGTCGGCATCAGCCCTTGTCGCTCATGGGAGCTCGCCTCGCCTTGCTGGTGACCCGCACCGCCCAGCCCGCCCGCCTGGACGAAGCCGATCTGCGACGGCAGGACGCCGTAGTGCCCGCACACGTCCTTCACCATCTGCTCGTCAAACGCTGACTGGTACTTGTACTCCCAGCCGTCCAGCGTCATCGGGTCCATCCCGACCGGCAGGATCTTCATGCGCTTGCGCTGTTGGGTCTGACCGCTGAGGGCGTCGTTGAACACGTCCTCGTAGGCTCGCAGCAGCTCGGCGTTGCCACCGTAGTTGGCGTCGCTCTTGATCAGCAGCTCAGGCATCACACCGTCAGTGAACTCGGCCCGGAGCCATGCCTGCCGCTTCATGTAGAGGTCGAGCAGCGGCAAAGCTCGCTCGGTCGGTGAGTAGCCGTAGGGCGTGTTCACCCTGCGCCAGCGTGGCGCGTACACCAGGTCGTCGGCGGTGAACTCACCTTCCGGGTCGTGGCTCGCGGTGAACTCACCCCTGGGGAAGGCGTAGAGCACCTGCTGGTACGCGGGGTACGGGGGCATCGGCCTGTTGCCGAACGGGTCGAGCAGTGGCTTGACCGTGGCCCCGTCAAGGATCACCAGTGAGTGGAGGTCCCGGTCGTCCATCGTCATCGTCGGGCTGATGGAGAGCGCGTCCACCACCAGCATCTCTTCCAGCAGCACCCCGAGCCAGTCAGCGAAGGTCATCCCGTTCACTCGGTCGGGCATCCGCCAGAACGCTTTAGCCTTGGCCACGGCAGGGTCGAGCTCTTCCATCGCGAGCTCGGTCGCCTCAGCTCGGCCTCCCCCGGTGACACGCTGAATCTCAGCCAGGTGCTCGGGGCGTGGCGCGATTGACCACTCCATGCCTGCCACGCTGGCCTTGATGACCTCGATGCAGCGGCGAGCGAGGTCGGCCTGGTCGGCAACCTGCCGGAGCAGTGAGAACGGGACGAGCTTCGACTGCGAGAGCTGCACGTTCCAGGCGACCGGGTACTCGTAGCGTCGCGGCTGAGCTCGCCCGTCCTCGCGGGGCTGATTGACGAGGGTGGGGATGAGTGGACTGTTGGGGCCGAACAGGGCGAGGGCGTCCTGGGGGTCACGTCCTAGTGCGACCGCGCTGGAGCCTCGCGAGCCTGCTTGGCCCTGAGCTCGGGCCTCGGACTCGGTGACAGTGGTAGAGCCGGGGGGCAGTGGTGCGAGTGCCTTGCCGACTTGCCGCTGCCGAGGTGGGTTGGCCCGCCTCTTTCGCTTTGCCACGCTTGGGCCTCCTGGTCTGACAAGCCGGTGGCGATCAGGCTACCGTCAAGAGCTCACCGCAGTGGGAGCAACGCTGAGCGGAAGCGATGTTCGGGAAGCCGCACGCTCCGCACCCCGACCCCAGGCTACGGATGAATGCCTCGGTCCCGCCAGCCTCCATCAGGTCAGTCAGGGCCCACACCAGCGCGTCCAGCCGGTCAGGGCTCTTGGGCAGGTCAGGCGTCCAGCTCGTCAGCTGGTCCTCCAGCTCCAGCAGCGGAGTCACCGGGTGGTGGACACGTCCTTGCTCGTACATCGCACTGATCGGCTCAGCTCGGGTGCGCTTGCCCCGGCTGGCGACGACACGCCGGATCGGGAGCGCCTGCCGCACCGACCGCAGCGTGGACTCGCACATGTCCCCACCCTGATTGGTCTCGATGACCACTGCGTCTGCTCGGTGGGTGTCGAACGCTGCGACGGCAGCCCGAGCCCAGCCGTCCGGGGTGTACTTGCCGGATAGGTCAGCCTCCACGTACCCGTGACCCTGGGTGTCACGACAGGCCACGATGATGCCGGTCTCGTCGGACTCTTCGGTGTTGGTCACTGCCGGGTCGATCGCCACCACTCGCCGCACCACTGAGTCCACGTCAGGCACCCGCTTCCGGCCAGCCTCGATGATCGGCATTGACCACATCGCCCCCTCGATGTCCTCCAGCAGCTCGGCGTGGAGCTCTTGCCGGCCGAGCCGGGTCCCCTCGTAGCGGGCGAGCACTGCGCTGCGGAAGGTCGGGGCCAGGTGCTGCAGGTTCTCGTAGGTGGTGCCCCCGGTGACGACTGAGCCGTCAGCTGCCATCGCCACCTTGAGCCACGGCAGCGGGCGAGGGGTCGTGGTGACGAGCTTCTGCGGGTGAGCCCCGAGCCGGAGCCCCAGGTCGAGCATCGCCATCATGTCGTCGCCACGCTTCATTGCTGCCCACTCGTCCACCCAGGCGTAGTGGTGCTGGGGGCCACGGAGCCGGTCGGGCTCGTCAGCTGAGAACGTGGTCTGGATGGAGCCGTTGGGGTAGGTCAGCCGTCGCTTGGACGGCTCCCACTTGGGGGTGAAGTCGGCAGGGCACACGGAGAGGATGCCGCTCTCGCCCTCCACGATCACGTCCCGCACGTCCGAGCCGGTCGGCGCGACCAGTGCCCCTCGGCTGCCCTTGAGGTGACGTGCCTTGCGCCACGCCCACTCAGCCCCGGTGCGCGTCTTGCCGAAGCCTCGACCAGCCACCACCAGCCAGGCGAACCACTGCGAGTCGGTCAGGCCCTCGGGTGGCTGTTGGGCCTCGCGGGCCCCGTTCTCATACCAGTCAGGATGAAGCTCCCCCTTGAGCCTGCGGATCAGGGCGAGCTTCCCCTCCACCGGCATTGACCGCCATTGGTCCTCGGCCATCGTCGTCACCCGTCACCACCTCCCCCGGCACTGTACGGAGCTCGTCAATGAGTGCTTCGATCTGCTGGTCGAGCTCGCTCCCGGCGACCTGCAGCTGGAGCGGAGCGTCAAGCCCGAACAGCCGCGACTGTCGCTCAAGAATGCGGAGCACGGAGTTGATGGCGCGGTGGTCACCCTTGGTCGCATCCGCGTACACCCCACGGAGCATCCTCTCGAGACGCACACCCTGCTCGCGGCGGAGCTCCCCGACGTCCTCGGTGATGGCCTCGCGCACCCCGTCCACGACCAGCCGACGAGCCCAGGTGTGGTCGATCTTGAGGGCCCGGCCGATCTCACGGTAGGTAGCTCCAGCTGCCCGCAGCTGAATGGCCTGCTGCTGTGTCTCCCACTTGGCCTGTGACTCGTTGCCCCCGGTCGGCACCGACTCGTTCTTGCTTCTTCCACCAGGCACCTACGCCACCTCCCGGATGCGGCGTGCCAGCTCTTCCACCGGCAGCTCAGCGTCAAGGGTAAGCACAGTCACCCCACGGGGAGCTCGCTCAGCCAGGTTGGCAGCTCGGGTGCGTGCCCCCTTGATGAAGCTCTCAGACTGCGTCGAGCCCCTCTGAGCCCTTCTCGCTGCCGCTACTTCCTCACCCTGTAAGAGCGCCAGGGTCACCGACCCTCGGGCAGCCAGGGCCCGCAGAAACGCCACCGTGCCAAGTCGCTGCCCCTCGGCGTACACCCGGGGTGGCAGCGGAGACGAGCTCGCCCACGCCACAGCCACCGGGTGGACGTTCATCGCCAGCGCGTCAGTGCCGCCGAAGCCCCCTGCCCTGTTGGTGCCGAGGTGGAGCCCCACGGTGCGTTGCCCGATGCGGAGCGGCTCGCCCATCAGTGTTCCGTCCAGCTTCACCGGGGCCTGCCGGTCATACGTCGCCAGCAGCCTGTTCATGAGCGTGGTCTTGCCGGTGCCGGGCTCCCCGACGAGGTACACCGCCTTCATCACAGCTCCCCTCCGTCTGCGATGCGCCTCCGCACCTCGTCGTTGCTCACCACGTCCACCACCAGGTGGATGCGCCTGACCGTGGTCGGGTTGGAGACAGCGTGGGGCTTTCGGGCGTCGAGGTAGTAGCAGCCCCCACCGGCCAGGTGGACGTCCCTGCGCTTGCCGTCGAGCCCCCACACGCTCATCTTGATCGCCGGGTCAGTGACGAGCGGCATGTGGAACCTGACAATGTGGCCGTCTTGGGGGCCTGAGCCTCGGTCCTGCACGTCAGTGTGCCGCTTGAGGGTGGACCCGGTCTCACCGTCCATCATCAGCAGCCGCACTCGCTCCAGCTGCGTCCACCACGGCACTGACTCCACCCAAGCCCGGATGACCGGGGTGCGAGCCGCGAGCACAGTCCAGTCGCACTCATAGCTCGCCGCTTCCGGGTGGTCGGCTTGCCACTGCTTAGGCATCTCGGACGGCTTGATGCCCCAGGTCGGGTCGTCAGGTCGGAAGCCTCGCAGGTTGATTGAGGACCAGCTGCCGTCGCTGTAGAACGGGAAGTCGTCGTACCAGGCAGCCTGGTCGAGGGAGTGGGCCTCTCGCGCCAGCGCGCTCGTGGGGAGCTCCGCCCCCAGCTCAACCTGGGTCGCGGTGGCGACGTCCCACGGGTGGTAGCTGGTGACCGGGCCCGAACGGGTCCAGCAGTGCTTCATCTCCGAGCTCGCTTGGACCTGGGTGGCGCGACGTCGCCAGCCCGCCCGCACCAACAGCCCGCTGAGCTCCCGGTCGTCTGCATACCCATACAGGTAGTCAATGTCCCCGAGCGGGGGCAGCGGAGCTCCAGGCGTCCGGGCCAGGTGCGTCACCACCCGAGCCCCAGCGGGGAGCGTGTAGGGGGTGCCGGTGAAGTCGGTGCGTCGGGAGCTCACCCGGAGGTCTTTCACCACCAGGACGGTGCGGTGGTCGGGGGAGGTGAAGTCGCGGACGAGCTCCGGCCGAGCCGCCAGCTCCTTGGCGGTGGGGGTGGCGAAGGCCCCAGCCCCGAAGCCGTTGGCGTAGCGGCCGAGGAAGCGTGCCGGTGAGTCGAGCTCGGTCACAGTGGTCATGGGATGCTCCTGATCCGTCCGGTGTCACGGTAGACGGGCATCTTCTCCGGGTCGATGCCGGCTGCGATGGACTGCCACTCGGGGGGCACGACAGCCTCCCATGCCTTGTCGAGCAGCGGCCGGTCCTCAGCTGGTGCCGCGTCGAGCTCTTCACGGAGGGCTGCGAGGTGCCGCCCGGGGTAGTAGCGGCCATCCCGCATGACGTTGAAGTCGCAGATGATGGTCTCGTAGTCCTCCCAGCTCAGCTCCACCCCACGCTCAGCGAGGTAGTGCTTGCCTGCCCCGGCTGCCGCCTCTAGCCAGTCCTGGCTCGGGGAGTCGTTGCGGAACAGTCGCTCAAGTGACCGCCTCGGCCCGGAGCTGTCCCACAGGTCACCGTCGCCCGCCAGCACCGGGAAGCCGTTGGCCTTGCCCAGGAACTCCACCCACTCAAACGCTGTCTGCCGCCCCACACCCCAGATGCGCCTGACGTGGTGGCTGAGCCTGCGGTAGTCGGCCTGCGGTGAGTCACCGACCAGGGGCGAGCTCAGCCAGCTCCGTTGATCCATACCGACCCTGCCTGCATAGTCTTCCAGGTGCTGCAGGACCTTCCCCCCGCGTAGGTTGCGCCGCTCCTGGGTGGGCATCCAGTCAGCTGCGTCGTGCCAGTCCGGGGACATCAGCCAGCCGTGCGGGGTGCCCCACCGCTTCATCAGCCCCCAGCCCGCCTCAAACGTGTCGTAGGCGTTGTACCCCTTCGTCACCCACAGGCCCTGCTCGTCGGTGAGGTGGCCCTCCCGCACCAGCCAGCCGATGATCGCCGCCCACGGCTCGCAGTCGTTGGCGTCCACCTCGACGCGGGCGAACTCGACCAGGTCGTCCAGCCGTGCGGTGTCTGGCCTCAGCGTCACGTCAGCATCCCGTGCTCCCGCTGCCGCTCGATCAGGCCCGCCTCAAGCTCCGTGCGACGGTTCGCTGCCGCTGTGCGAGCCTCAGCTGCCGAGCCGACCGTGCCGAAGGCTTTCACCGGGTACCAGACGAACGTGTAGCGGAAGCTCCCCCGGAGAGCTGAGCGGATCGGGGTCACGCCATGCATGACGTTCACGCCAGGGAAGGCGTAGGCCCAGCCGTCCCGGATCGGCACCGTGAGGTCGTAGTCGGCCAGGTGAAGGTCACCGCCCCGGGTGCCTGCCCGAGCCGCGAGCATCACGCTCCAGCTGTCAGGGAAGTTGTTGCGGTCCCGGTGGTAGTACAGGGGCACCGTGTCGTTGGCGATGCCGGAGGTCCAGCCGGTGCCTCCCATCCGCCAGTCGGTGTGGACCGCGGATCGGACGAGCTCTTGCCGCTGGGCGACCTCGGGCAGCCGCTGCAGCAGCACCGGCCACGCCCACGCAGCGAAGGTCTCCAGTGAGGCGTGACCCTCGGGGTCGTCACGCAGCCATGCGCTCAGGCTAGGGGTGGACCGCTGGAACACGGGGCGAGCGGAGCTGTACCCGAAGGTGTTGGAGCTCGTCCTGATTCCCCCCGACCGCACCACGGTCGCCCGGCCGATCGCTCGGAACGCTGCCACGCAGGGCCCGCTGAGCTCCCGGGGCACCGGCCACGCCGCGAGCAGCGGAGCTCCACTGTCCTCGTCCACCACCCGGTAGGGCTCCGACGTCGGCAGCCAGTCGGCGGCAGCTGAGGCAGGGACCTTGAGAGCCTTGAGCTCGGTCGCCTTGTCCTCGGTCAGCACCCGCCGCAGCGGGAAGTCACTCATAGCTCGCCATCAGCAGTGCGAGGACCGCCTCGGCGTTGGACTGGACCCCGTGCTCAGCCCGGGCCTTCTCGAGCAGCCCGACGACCTGCTCAAACTCGGCCACCGGGTAGTCGAGGATCACCGTCCGGGTGTCCTTCGCAGCGTAGGTGTCCTTGCGGCCGACCAGCCCCGGGTCTGCGCTCACCCCGTCCTCCTGAGCGACCTTGGTGGAGAAGGCCCCTGCCCCGGAGTCGAGGGGGCTGAACTCCCGGTACTGCATCAGGGCCATCAGGTCAGCCAGGTCGTCGTCGCTGTACCCGGTGCCGCTGAGGTCGGTGCTCACCGTGTCGAGCAGCTGCACCAGCAGCGCGTCGTCGTAGCGGCCGAGGTCGGAGGTGCGGTTGTCGGCCAGCATGATCTTGATCGCCTCGGGGTCGTTCGGCCCGTAGGGCAGCCGCACGCAGTCCAGTGACTCCCACCCGAGCTCGGCAGCAGCCCCGTAGCGGTGATTGCCGACCAGGACGGTGCCCTCGTTGGCGATGACGATGGGTGCGTACTGACCGTGAGCGACCAGTGACTCTCTGATGGCGTCGGTGTCCCCGTTGCGTGGGTTGTCGGGGTGTGGGCGGAGCTCGGCCAGTGAGACCTGCTCGATGGTGAGTGTGTCCATGGCGTTCACCATAGGACGCTCAGCGGTCGAGGTGAAGGACTGACCCCTCAGTCCAGGTGGTACTCGACGTCGTCACCGTTGACCCGCTCGGCCATCGCGACAGCGTCGTCCTTGTTGATGTACCCCTCACCCGAGTCAGCGATGAGCTGGCCGTTGGGGGCTTTGCGGTGCCACCTCCACTCACCGCCCTGGTCGCGGAAGAGCTCCACTCGGTCTGGCCTGTGTGATTCGTCCATGGGGGCAGTGTGCCACCCTCAGTGGCCGTCAGGCCCCAGGAGCTCCAGGCAGTCGCTGCACATGGCGTACCCCTCGCACGGGTCGTCGTTCCCGCACTCGACACAGGCTGGGTGGACGTTCCGGGCTGTCGTGGGAGGTGGGAGCCAGCCGGTGGACCCCTGATCAGCTGTCACAGGGGCCCACCGTACTCACCTGTCAGCAATAGCCCACCACACGATGCCGGCTGCGATCATGAAGAGCAGCAGCACGTGGCCGTCCACCGCTCGCCACATCACTTGCCTTCCTCAGCGTCAGCGCGGGCACGGAGCCAAGTCGCCGTGGACAGGAGGTTGCCGGGACCGTCGTCGGAATACAGGTCGGCGGCAGCTTCTCGTAGCGCCTCAGCGCGCACCCGCTTGGCGTCGTCCCGCAGTCGATGTATCTCGTCAAGCGCATCCGGTAGCAACTCCGCCATCTTGTAGGCCCAATCGGTCGCGGACTCCGAGGATGGGGTTTCCTCGTCGCAGAGTCGTTGAGCGGCGACCAGATCGAAGTCAGTCATGGTGCGCCCAATGGGTGTACCCGCCGCAGGTGACGCACTTGACACACCCGCACGGCAGCGGCAGCGCGGAGGGTTGCTGGTCGGTGCATTCGCAGGGTTGGTAGGAGCGGGCGATGGTCTTGGCGTCGTCGGTGAAGTCACTCATGACGAGCTCCTGACCAGGCACTGGACGAGCTCATACGCCAGGTCGCCACCGCCTGCCTCAAGGTCGCCGGGCCCGCCCGGAGCTCCGCAGTACAGCTGCCCGGCCGAGTCCACAGCCAAGATCCACTTGGACTCCTTGATGGTCGGGTCACCAGCTCGGTAGCGAGCCTCTAGCGTCCCAGCGACCGCCTCGGCGTCGCTTTCGCTCTCCACGGTGGCCGCGTAGCCCGTGACGCCGATGGCGCACCAGCGCCACTGCCGGTACGAGCTCAGGCTTGCGTCGAGCAGTGGAGCGGTCGGGCGTTCCTCGGTCGGCTGGACCGCCATGCCTCCCCCCTCCAGCGGCCAGAGCGCGACGTGTGGAGCTCCGGTCGCCCAGGCCCGCTCACAGGCTTGCTCAATGCGTGTCGTAGGGATCATCAGTGCTGCTCCTTACGGTCGGTCCAGGTCCAGGGCACCTCGGCAGCGAGAGCCGCGCAGAGTTGCCTCTCTAGCCAGGCCCTCACGGTGTCACCGGGTCCAGGTTGATGCCGCACAGGACGTCGCCCTCGGCTAGGTCCTCCAGTGCCTCAGCCCGCTGGCTCAGGTACTCGGCAAGGTCGGCCCGCTGGGTGTCGGTGAGCCTCACCAGCACGGTGCCCGCGTGGGGCTGGTACTCGTCACATACCTGGTCGAACGCTTCGCAGGCCTCGTCGGTCCAGTCCTCCCGGGGGTCAGACACGCGGCTCCGACTCGCTGCCTCGTACCACTCGACTCCACCCGAGTTGAGGGTGTACCACTGCTCCCGGATGAAGTCGGTGCCGTCGATCGTGACCGCCCAGGCTTCCGAGGCGTAGCCCCCGTTGGGAGCTAGTTCGGGGCCCCGGCCGGTGATGGCGTAGCCCGAGCCAGGCATCACGCTGCCCGGGTGATTGACGACCAGGCTGACCGGCTCGGGAAGCTCCTCAACGAACATCTCCCGGACGTCGGTGTCGTCCTCGGGGTAGCCGTCAGACATCCAACGCTGAGCCTCGTCCACTGAGGCGAAGGGCCCGTAGTGGCAGCGGGGGCAATCCTGCTCCGGGGTGTCCTCGGGCACCCAAGTGCCATCGGCCTCGGTGTTGAAGATGACGGTGGCGACGATCATGGCTGGCCCTCCCAGCGGGTAGCGGTGTGGGTGGAGGTGACCTCGCGAGCCTGCACGACATAGAGCTCAGGGGCTCGCTGGTAGGCACGGGTGGCGTTGCGGACGTAGTTGTCGCACTCGGGCAGGGTGCCGATCAGGCACTCCCGTCCTCGGTACATCGCCCGGTACTCCACCCGCTTGGTGGTCCAGGTGTCGGTGGCTTTCATGGGGTGCTCCTAGTTGATTGAGTCGTCAAGTTCCCAGTCGAGGTCCCGACCGGGCACTGCGTACAGGATGGCGAGGGCGTGCCTGGTGCCGGTGAGCTGGTAGCCGTAGACGTCCGGCACCATCGGGTCCGGGGTCCACTCGCCCGACTCGGCGTAGAGCCGCTGCAGGACGGCAGGATCGACCTCAGCCTCAAACTCGGCAATGGCTGCGGCGAAGGCTGGAGCTCGTTTGATCATGACCGCTTCTCCAGCTCAGCGGCGACCGACAGCCGCGCGTAGCCGATGCCCGCGAGGGCATCGACCACCGCCACTGCGTCCAGGCTTTCGACGTCCTTGGCCTGAGCACTGCGGAGCAGGCTCTCGGCCTGCCTGCCGTAGCCGTTCATGCGCCGAGCCGAGCGCCGTTGAGGGCTGGGCTCCACATGCCCTCATTGGCCTTGACCTTGAGGCCACCGTCCACTGCGATCCGCAGCCGGTAGAGCCCGCCAGCCTTGGCGTACTCGATGTCCTCGATGAGGGCTGCGAGGGCTTCGCCCTCGATGGTGATGATGACTGTGTTCTCGTCCATGGGGTGCTCCTTCTTGAGGGTTGGGGGTCAGCTGATGTAGTCGACGGAGTACTTGCCGCCCCAGCTGTTGGGGACCGGGTCCATACCGACGAGCTCCACCGTGACGGTCTGACCGTCCTTGACCGTGTTGGGGAAGCCCCCGTCGAGCGTGGTGAGCGGTGAGCCGTCCTTGCCGAGCAGGGTCACGGTGACGAGCAGTGAGGCTGTGCTGTCGCCTGACTTGTTGGTGACCCTGATGCTGCCCATGGTCGTTCCGTACTGCGTCTTGACGCTGAGCTCGCCGACCTGCACCCAGTCTGCGCTGGCCTGCTGGGTCTGCTTGTCGCCACCGTTGTTGGTGGTGTCGGTGCTGGCGGTGCATGCGGTCAAGCCGAGCGCCGAGACTGCGACGAGCAGTGCGGCGGCTGTGGTGGTCCTGTTCATTGGGTGCTCCTTGTGTGTTGGGTGGTGCTGGCTTGGGTGCTACTCGATGATGAGCGTTGCCGGGTGCCAGGTGGCGCGAGCCCCTGTCCCCGCGCAGGTGACGTTCACCTCCCCCTC